GTTTAGTAGCACTTCTTGGGAATCAGCGTCTCTAATTACAACGTGACCTTCAACTCCTAGATGTGATTTATCGTTTAATGTTTTCATATCCTATTCCTTATACACTATTTATGATATTCATAATCTAGTGCTATAATTCTATTCCCTTACCAAAATCTTGCAACTCTTGTGCAGTATTTGATACAGGTGTACTCAATAATGAACTGCCTGTTTGATTATAACTTACAGTATCATTTTCAAATGTAAGTTGATAGTTTGATATTTGAACTACAGCATCACCTATACTAGCTGATACTATAAATGTCTGTCCTACTGCTCTCTTCATTATTTTTAATGTAGTAGCATTGGTTTTAACATATTCAATTATCTCACCACCAACATATACAAATCCTATGTCGTCAAAAGCGGTTGTGCTTGATATAGCTAAATCTGTACTATCTTCATCTATTACAGAAGTTAATGCAGATTTTTTAGCATCAAGTAGAGCATATGCTTTCACATTGCCTGCCGCATCTTGTATATGTGTAAATGTTCTTGAAGTGGTTGCGTATGTGTTACCTGTTGCGTTTGTTTGAACATTAATACGTAACAATTCAAGTGGGTCTATATTTACAAAACTGTTTCTTTTCTCACCAGCATTAACATTAAAGTTATATGGTGACAAGAATTTGATAGCTTCAATAGTATCTGCCGGAGTACTAGTAAAGTCTCCACCTGTTACTATGTCTGTACTATCTGCACCAACATATGTAGTTCCATTAAATGTTGGTGTAAAATCTTGTGTGTTAAGTGTAATTACGTGTGTAGGCGTATCAGTTACAGTTACAGAAGTTTCGTCAATAACTTTATAGTTAGTCTTAACTGCACTTATCTTTGTATGAAAAGGTTTAACTTCATTTATATAGCCTATTGCATTTACTAAATTATTTTTCTTAAATGTTCTTGAAGTAGTATCAATTTGACTATCAACTTCAATTTTAACATATGTTGTTTTTCTAATCCAATTTGTTTGAGCAAAAGAACTTAATGTATAATCAACTACACTAAAGAATAGTTTGTTCATCTTTAGTTTATGATATTGTACAAATATATCTTTCTTTAATGCTTCAATAAGAACTTGCCAATACTCAGAAACAAATGTATGATCCCAACCTTTTGAATCCCAAGGTGTCATATCAAATCCATCTGATGGACTTAATAAGTCTACATCAAAACGAATTGTACTATTTTTCTTATGTACTAGTATCCATGTTGCAGTATCTCTATTGTAATAATAAATTTCACTTCTGTCAAGTTTTAATATACTATCATATATAGGTAACTGAACTATACTATGGAAATCTTTATCTATAGTATTAAGTTTATCTGTGTCTGTAACTGTAGCTGTATGATTTAATGTACCCAAGTACGTACTTAATGTATAGTCTTTCCAATTCCATAAGTATCTAGGAAAACTATTTGCTAATAATGTTTTATTCCAACTATCTTTGTACTCGTCGTGTAAATTTATATCTTCTAATAACTTATTAATTGTTATAATTGCGTTACGTCTTGCAGTAGTTAAATTATTAAACCAAGTTTGTCCAATACTTAATTCGTCACCATACTTGTTAAATCTATGTAAAGTTTGATATGGAATCTTTCTTGAATTCTCATCCCAACCTGCTAAATTATATTTCATTCCTTCAATATAGTATTCTGGAATGGTATCTAAGTCTTTAGTTATTAATGTCCATTCGTTATGAGATTTAAATTTATCTCCTACTAAATTAATTTGTAATACTGTACTTGTATCCTCAACATAATAACTAACATTGTCAATAATAAAAGTTTCACTGTCTAATACTGCAAACCAACTTATTCCATTGGCTGTTGGGTTTTCAATAATGTTTGCAACATCAAATGCTGATAAAGTTCTTGTTCCGTTTATAGTAATTTTATTTTTAACCCAGTAGTAGAATACATCAATATATGTACCTGTGTTAGGATTGTATTCTTGTTCTTGTGAATAGTAATATAATGTTTCTCTGGCTGTAGCATCATATACTGAGTAAGCTTCTCCTGTTGCAGGAATACCAAACATTTCTTTTTGTAATGTAACTGATTCAGCATAATCGTCTGGAGCAACTGTAGCTTTAATCCACTCCCATACTACAATTTCACTTCCAGGATATAGTTTACCCCACATATCTTTTTTATATGATATACTACCTTGATCATAATCATAGTAACGTACTTTACTTGTATCCCACCATCTAGTTCCTACTTGTTCTTCTCCCCAAGCATTATCATTGTCAATAAAACGATTTGTGTCTGTTGACAAGTTATATATTGCATTATCATTTACACTTGAATAATCTAAATTCTGTTCTGCGATACCTGGTATAATTTTTCTTATTGGGTCATATGCTTCAAGTTGAACCTTTGTTTGATTTGTTTTATGATTGTATATAATAATACTATCAACATCTGCATTTGACGGTCTTGCTATAGTTTGTCTAACAGTAGTTAATCCAACTGCGTTTGTAGTTGATACAAATGTTCCATTTATAGTACCGTTGTTACTTGATACAACTAAAGTTTCTGTAGGTAAGTTCCAATGTGATTTTGTTAATGCGGAATCTCTTTGTGTATGGTTTGCAAACCTAGTAGTTACCAATGGCATAATTGAAACTGCGTTACCGCACTCTTTAATAAACTCATCTATGTAGAAAATTCTACCTGCGTTACTTCCTGTACCTAGTTTAGTAACCTTATGTATTCCGTTTATACTAGGTGTAGTGGTTGTGTTTAATAACATAACAAAGTCGCCTACTTTTAATCCGTGATCAATATTTGTTGTTACTTCTGCATCATTACCATCGCTTGTAGCTGTACCTGCACAAATTCCACAATGTGTCCCATCAGTACTCTTAGAGTATAGTGGAGAATGATTTTGAATTACTTGCAGTACATTGTATCCAAAGAACTTTGTATTAATACCTTCAACATCAGATATTTCAAAATCACTATCATCTGTAATTAATATATTAAATGTTGCTGGATCTAAACTTGGGTCAACTGGTACACCACTAAATTGATTTATATCAAATACATTTTGTACAGTACCCTCGGCGGCATTAATTGTTCCTGTAGCAATACCTGCTATTGAGTTAAAGTCTGTGTCACCAAGTGTTAATGATTGTCCTGTTGATGTTATTTTAATTCTGTTCGCATCTGTCGTAATTATTACTTCAGTGTTGTTTGCAGATGTTAATGCAGACTGTATTTGACTAATAGCTGAACTCATTCTAGTAGTTACATTTACAGTACTTGTTGTTGCGTTATAAGACTCATTTAATCCAACTGTAGTTCTGGCAGTACCTGCAACTGACATTGTTGTGTTAGTACTTGTTAGTTTTAATTGACTATTCTCGTCAGAAGCTGTTACTGAAAATAAGTTTGAAGTATCATTAATTTGAGAAACTATATCAGTTAAGTTTAATGCAACAGATTGTTGTTGTATTTCTGTAGGAGGTGCAGTAACTTTTCCACTTGCTGGAAATCCTAGATCAGTATTAGTAGCACCTGCAGACAATATTAATGTTTCATTAGGATCTGTTGTTGTAAATGTAATCTCTAATAAGTTTGCAGTAGTAACTAGACTTGCTGTTAATCCTGTAATACTCGCATTATTAATTGCGTTCATAATTTCAGTAGTCGTCATCTGATTTGGAACGTGTGTCAGTGTTATTGCTACTGAAGCATTTTGTGTTGGTTCTGCATTAAGAGTTAATACCTGACCATTAATAGTCCAACCAGTTTCAAGTACACCGTCTATGGTTACACTTGCAACACTATAGGTAGTATTTGATAACGCCTGTGATATTGTATAAGCTGTCTTAATGAGAGGTTGATGAGTCAGTGTAATATCAACTGCCTCGCCACCTGTCATTGTTGGATTGTTAATTTCAACAACCTGTCCATTCAGAACATAGTCTGAAACTGGTACAATGGTACTGTCTACTTCCACTTTAAGAACACTCCATGTTGCTGGACTTAAACTTTGAATAATTGTAAAATCTGTTTGATTTGCTGTAGCTGTATTAGTTTCTGTTGCGTCAGCTGGTGCAATATTATCTGCGTTAAATGGTTCAGATATGTCTGCTGGTGTAGTATCAAAATTAATTAATGCACCATTAACTGTAATTTGTTTACCAGTTACATCTGCAAAATTAGCATTACCAGCAGTAGCTCTCATAACTGCATCACCAGTAACTACTGTAACGTTTTGTGATTTACTAAATCCAATACTTACACCATCAATAATTAATGTCTCACTTGGTAAGAATGTTGGACTTACTACAGTACCTACTGCTTCTATATCTTGATATTCTGTTGCAGTATCGTTAAATGTAACTGTAGTACCTGCAATGTTTGCAACTGTTCCATTAGGAAATACTGGGTTAGTTACTGTGCCAATCTCTTCTATATTGGCGGCAACTTCCGTAAGTCCTGTAAAATTAACACTACATTTCCATAACTGTCCTTCATGTCTTACTAGGTCATCTTTCTTATAACTTGTAGTAGAGTTCCATGTAGGAATTGTTGCGTATGATTGTGTAGAATCAAAAACATTTATTTCAGATGAATTTGATATATAATATTTTGTTTCTGTTGTTAATGTTTCTCCACCAGTTAATATTTCTGATGATGAATCGTCGTAGCTTAATGTTTCAAATGTTGTTGCTATGTCATTTATAACCTTTTTTGTATCAACGTTGGATAAGCTAATAGTTAAAGGTAAGTTTACAATATCACTTGATACTATTTCCATTTCAAATGGTTCTTGTAAATTATCATTACCTAATGTTGATTGTCTGAACATATATTGTTCAAATGCTGATAGGCTTGTTGTTCCTCTGTCAAGTATAGTTGATCTGCCAAATCTTTCAACTGCACCCTTGGTACCCTTTTGTTTAATAACACCTTGATGAAAGTTTGTAATAGTATTTTTGTTTAGTCCTAATCCATTTACCCAATCTTTATTAATGTTACCAATAGTTAAATCTTTTGATTTAGTGATTGCTGGATTAAATTCATCTACATCAGTTCTGTAAATGTTATCAACAGATTGTACTGCACTATCAAAGTTTTCAACAATATGATCACCAAACACCAAGTAACCTGGTGCATTCTTTTCACCATTCCATTCTTGTGTACGTTGACCTCTGACTAATAATCTTTGTTGTCTTTTATTTTTAACATCGTCATATAAGTCAACACCTAATGCTGTTTTATTTTCAAATATTAATGCGTGTTCAAAGTTTGTAGTAGCACTAGTGATACTTCCAATAAACTTTTGATTTTTAGTTTCAACTGATACTATTCCATCTTGTCTGTTTATACTTAAATCGCTATGCTGAATCTTATTACTATACATATCGAGTATGTTATTATTATTGTAACTTAATGTGTTGTAAGGATATACATATCCAGACGGTGGTGTATAAGAAAGATTTCTTCCTATTTGTAATATATAGATATCGTTGTCTTCAGCAGTATTTGTCCAGTTAACAAAATCTGCGGCATTACTATCGCCTGCATATTGTAATTTATATCCATTACTTTCTAAGTATTTCCAATACCCTCTAACAAAACTATATACGTCTTGTATTTTAGAAAGTTTACTACCAAACTCTAATATACTAGGTGTAGTTACAAATTTGTTATATCTTCTTACAGTAGCACCGTTAATAGTTTGTAGTTCATAATCATTGCTACCGTTACTTAAATTAGGTTCAAAGAATTTAAACTCTCGTTTGTTATCGGCTACACCAGATATTGTATATGCATCTGGAGTTTTAGTAATAAGTAAAATAGATGCGTTAACAAAACTATTAGACTGTCCTTCATACATTGTTATATCATAATCACTGCTACCAAGTTCAAAATCACCGTAGTAACTAGTTTCTCCAAATATACTTAATAGATGTTGACTACTATATCCTTCAAATTTTTGTAATAGTTTTGTTGTTAAATTTTTATATAATTCTTTTTGATTATTATCTAACTGTTTTCTTTTAAAGTAATTGTGTTGTGCTTGTGATATTCCGTTAGCTACAAATGAAACTTCTTTTAAAGATAATTCAATACTAGGTACTACACTTAAAGTAGTACTGTAAGAGAGAATTGGTATACCAGTAAAGTGTTTACCTCTGTCTACCATACTCATTGCTGATATTTTTGTAGCTGTTGTTTTAAATCTTGCTGTACCTATTGTACTTTGATTATCGTCTAGTATATAAAACTCTTCCGAGTCTACTAGGTTTGAACTAGTAGCTACTTTTATTTCATTAACAACTTTATAAGTTTCTCCAGGCATAGTAAAACAAGAACTGTTTATATATTTCTTATCATATGATGTAGTATAGTCTCTAACTTTTCCTGGTTGGAAATAATCTGACCAAGCTCTAGCTGGATTTAATTTCAACATAGCATTAACAGTCATAGCTTGACCTAATGCAGATTGCCTCCATTCAATCTCTACAGGACCCCAATCACCAAATACAAAGTTTTGAGATGCATCAGCATTTGTTGGCGTACCTAAAACATTATGTGGACTTTCTAAATGTCCATCAGATTTTACAGGACAATTATTTGTAAAGTCCCAATTACGTCTTGCGTATTTTATATCTTGTTTTTTATTTGGATATGCTTGTGGTGCAACTGTACCTATGTTTAATGCACCTATTAGTGCCGCACGTTTTGTAGTATCTGTCCAACTATAATACGTATCCCACCAAGTAGGTTTAAACGCATAGCCTAACATATGCCAAGGTGTTAAATGTGGCGTAGCAGTACCAAACAACGTCATGTATGCACCTTTGTAATGTCCTGGCAGTTTGTTAGTACCAAACTTACCTCCAACACTTAATGAGCTATAATTCCAAGTAAATGTATCGTTAATATCATAATAGTTTTCAGTATTAAACGATGTCTTTTTATTTTGTATAGCCCACACCTCATAAAATTTTTCTAAATAATTATCAACGGTTGCTAAATCATACCAAGCACTTATATGATGACTTGGCATATAATCAGTAGGGGTTTTATATTTGTCTTTTATAATGCTATCATCTCTGTACATTAAATCTTGTGTAACTAGTCCAGCATATATTCTTTTTTCTAAATCAAACAATGCCGCGTGTACAGGATCAAAGTTGGCACCATCTACGTTTGTAATCTGTCCATTAAATGTATAAGTAGACCCATCGTGTGTATATAATGTTGATCCAACTATTTGAGGTTGCATACCAAAAGCTAGTCCAAGTTTAACCATACTCTGTGGAATAAAGCATTCACTATCCATTTGATTGTAAACTACTCTAAGTACTGGACTTGTATTTAAATTATCAAGTGATGAGTATGTAAGTTTTAAATATATAGTATCACCTATAAAATCATAATCTGTATCTTTTAATAATATTCTTTCTACTTGGTTATTGTTACCATCGTTTTCAGTTAGATATATATACAAGTGATCCCTAATATTTTGATCACCATGCATATTAAATTTTGTTTTAAAATCATATATTGTAATATTTGATATAGTAAATGTTTCAGTATCATAGCTGTTACTATAAACCATATTAGAATCAATGTAAAGTTCTGAATCTTTTTTATTTCTAATAACTTCATTAATTGCTGATTCAGTTAAAAGTTTTATACTAGAATTATTTGCTCCTATTGAATATAATCTTTTAGCTTGTGCTAAAAATCTTTTTCTAAAAGCATACCATTCGTTTGCTTGTTCGTTAAGTGTTGCAGTTATATTTAAATTTGTATCTGAGTAGTTTATATCATGCATTGTACTAATGTCAGGGTGTATAAACATAGTACCACCATAGTATGGAGTATGTACAATACTAGCATAATTATTTTCACCAAACATAGTTCCAGAGTAACCTGGATTGACTATAAGTTTATCTAACCAATGATCAATCGTTTCACTCATAGTAAATGTTTTAATACATTCATTATTAGCATTATGTTCTAATGTTTCTGGAAAACTAATATTTGTTGTTGGATTATTTTTATCATTGCTCACCCAGTTAAAGTCAACTAGGTCACCTTTTGTAAAAGCACTCTCATTTATTACAGTACTTGTAGAACCAACCGTTACTAATGAGTTAGAAATTTTGTTACCATTTATTGTTACGTCATAAAACAGTCTATCCCAATTTTCTGAGATTGACATTGAAGCTATTTCATTTGTGTCTGCAAATATACTAAAGTTATCGCCATCACTACTTGCTCCTGTTACTATTGTAATTTCTGTTGCGTTTCTAGTAATGGTTATAGCAGGTATTGGATTAGAGCCTGGATTTTCAATATCAACTTGCCCAACTTTAAATGTAATTGTGTAACCTGTTAAGTTATTAATTTTAATTGTTTGGTTAACACCTAATAAATGTCTAGTGTTTTTATGTGATTCATTGTAAGTACCGTTGTTGTTACACTTGGCTAATACAAGCATATTACCTTTAACTATTACATTATATTCTTCAACTGGCCTCCAATTATTGGTACCAACTGGTATAGTTAATGGCGTATCGGCAATAGTAATCTCATATTGCTTTTCTTCACTAGCACTTGTTAATTCTCCTGACGGTCTGTAGAATGTATGTAAGTTATTTTTAATTTTAATATGATTATAACCTTCTACCATTTTTGAATAACTTTGATTCTTGACTGCGTCTTTGTAACTCTTTTTATATTCTTTGGTTAATAAATAATTTTCAAATTCATATTCAGCACCCTTTGGTGTATCTTTGTAACTTAATATATGTCCAATTTCTGGATCAACAAAAGTACCTGTTCCAGCTTTATATCCAAAAATCTTTTCTCCAGTAAATCCTGTGCCAAAGATAGTTTCTAATGGAATACCATAGTAATCATAAAATCTATATAATGGATATTGATTGGTTTTTATTTTTTGTTGAGCTAATGTAATTGTACTATTTGTATAATAAACATCTGCATAGTTCCAATCTGCGTAAGCTGTACTTGCTACAGATTCAATATTCATTGTATCGTTTTCAGCTAAAGTTTTTACTACAGTAGGTGTTGTTGAAGTTTTTTTATAAACTTTAGTATCACTGTTATCAACATAAACATAAGTAGATCCTATTGGAAAGTTAGTTAAACTTTCTCCACTAACTACACCATAGTTAACTTTTCCTATACTGTTTGGAGTAATATGTTTTGCGTGATTCCATAAATCTAATCCAACATCATATTCTATAATAGGCCTTTGTGCTATTCTATATTCTTTTAAAATTTCTGTAAAATTGTATGTAGGAATTAGTTCTTGTACTTTATTAATTGTAGCAAAGTTAACCCATCTGTTTGCTCTACTCCAAGCTGTTTGAAATACATCTGCCCTATCAATAACAATATAATCTTTTGTAGGATAAGAAATATTACCGTAATCCCATTTATCATTATCATCATATTGATCTAGTGCATTAATAAGAGCAAGTTCATCAGCAGTAATACCTGCAACGTTTGCTAGTGTATATACTCCACTACTGAATGTTGCTTCTACTAATTTTTTAATTGAAACATTACCTGTTGTTGCATCTAATTGAGTAATGTATATAGATTCGTTATCACCTTGATTTGTATGTAGCCAATCACTATTAAACTTTATTAAAGTTCCTGATGAAAACTGTGTAGGGTTAGACTTAATACCAACAAATTTAAAACCATCAAATATAGGTAACTTATTTGCACCTGTATCATTGTTATATGCATCAATTACTAATTGAGGAGAAAGGTTTCCAGCTTTGTAATAAGTATTATCTATATTTGGAGATACTCTTACTACTTCACTTTTATCCCAATTACCAGGATTAGTTGATGAATGTTTAACAACATTTCCATATACCTTAACACCGTTTTCATCTTTATATAATTCTAATTTTGTTTCTGGGTTGGTTGCAGTTACTATATAAGTTTTATTTTCTATTTCAGCCGCCCAGCCTGTTCCACTAAATTTTATAATCATACCAACTTGTAATACAAAAGAATTATTATCGTCAGTTAGTTTATAAGCTGGTACACTTTGCATTTCAATTAATGGATTTGATGCAACATTTCCATTGTTAGTATATGTAGTAACATACTTACTTTCATATACTGGCATCTCTTCTACCCATCTATAGTTTTTGTAGTTTAAAAATTTATCAACATTAATAGGTGGACTAAAAGTATGTTTACTTGATGAATACGAAGCATCATAATTATAAGTTTCAAAGTTTTGATTTATTGAATATACTATATCATCAAATGCAATTTTATTAGTTAATTCGTTGTTATCTGAATAAGATACAATAGCAGGTTTTAATTGAGTTTTATTTCTAAGGTTAGTATCAACACTAGGAGTTACATAAGTATCACTTGATACTGAATGCTTTCCATTTTTACTTCCTATGTAACCATTAACTTGGCCTAGAGGTCCTTTAGAAACCATTTGGTCAAGAGTACTATCTAGCCAACTCTTATTAATGTTTGTTTGAAAAACATTAGGTAAGAAATTACTAGTTTTAATCTTGTTTACCTTATTTGGGCCTGCTTTCTTTTTAGCCATTTATTATGTTCCTGCTCTAATGTTTTCGTCTGTTATATTTTGAATAATGTCAATATCGTTAACACTTACATCTGAAATAATAAGTTCGTCACTGTTTGGTGTAAATTCAAACATATCACCAAACACACTACCTGCGCCTTGCGGTACAATAACAAAACTACTTAACACACCTGCAAGTTTCTTATGCACGTATGCCGCTAGTTCTGTAAAGTAGAATGTTTCTCCAAAGTCCCAATTTGACGCATCAAAGAATTCTTTAATAGCCTCAACGGTTTTGTTTTTTAAATCACTGTCAGTTACATTTGATCCTATAAGTTTAATTACTCTAAATCTTGCCTTTAATGAATCATCTGCGTTTGTACCAAAAAGACATTTGTATCTTACTGGCTTATAAACTATAGTATCACTCATTGCTTTCTTTTCACCTATAGATGCAAACAGTTGACCTAGTTCGTAACTTGTTGGTGGAGCCGGCATATTTGTAACTGTACCTGCTAACCAATTTTTATATTCTGTATCGTATGCTGTAGTTAATGCAAATACATCAATAACATTTGTAAAACTTGGATCAACAACTTGATTGTCAGAAGCAATATGCTCCCATTCAAAGTTTAAGTTTTCTTTACCTCTGTAAAAAATATCACCAATAGATATGTTTTCAATTCCTACTGTATTATAAAATACATCTGGATCATCTGGTCTACTATCTGCATTACCATCAATAAGAACTGTTCTATAAGTGTTTGTTGCTATTTGATCATAACCATATACATAAAACTTTCCTAGTTTAGAAATGTTATTATTTAAAACACCTAATGCTTGTATACTATCTCGTTTTGATTTTTTAGTAAACGAACTAATTTCATTCTCATTTTGGATGTTACCAAGTTTAACTGCATTACTATTAAAATTAAATCTTAAAGTTCTTAAGTAAATATCATATTGTTGATTAGTATAATTAAAATATATTGACCAACTTTCAGGTGATAAACTAAAGTCTGTAGGAAACAAAGTATTAATACTAAATGTATCTGGTGAAGTATTAACTTCCCAACTCTTGTTCACATAATTATATTTTATATTAAATGATTTTTTAGCATCAAGGCAAGTTATGATAATATCTCTTTCTCTATTGCTAAAGTTTCTTGATAGTGCAGGGTATACAATATCTAATGTACTGTTTGATGGAATTTCAGCATCAAGAATAATTGATCCTGTACCGTCGTTTTGTACGCCAGTTGGTTCACCAGCATTTGTTCCTGTACCTTCAATACCAAGTCCGTAATTAAATACATCTACTACCTTTGCCCATTTACTACCACTTGTTGTAGTAAACTTAATTAAAGCACCAGGCGTAATATATTGCATATATGTAGATACTGTATTACCTACTCTAACAATAGAATTAGTACTATCTGTTAGATATCCAGTTTTAACACCACTTACTGTTTGACTTGGGCTTTGCCATGTCATGCTATCAGTTAGATAACTATGTTGTGTTTTTAATCCAATAAATGCATTTCTATATTTTGTGTAATACAAATTAATATACTCATCATTGTTAATAATATCTTTTACAAACTTTTCAAATGTTTGACTTGAGTTATATGTACCACTGGTTGTTGATGTAGATAATTTTTCTTCTTGATGTAATCTTGCATCATTTCCTTGTAAGTATAAATTACTATATTCGCCAGTAGGGTCAATAAATTTTGAATATCTACTGTGTCCACTAAATGTTCTGTTTATGCTTTTTACTTTTACTACTCCGCCTGTGTTGTTAGCTAAAATAGTATTGTAGTCTTGAGCAGTAATCATTCTGTCTTGACTTGCATAATTCTTTGGTGCGTTTTCTCTTATACTATCTAACGATTCACTTGAAGTAGCATTTGTAATTGCTTGTTTTAATTGTAAAGTAAACACCGCGTTGTAAGTGTTTCCATCACGTCCTGTGTAGTTCACATTAATTTTTTTGTTAGTTAAATCGTCTGGTCTTAATATATAAGATATATTCTCACTTGCTCTATACCAAACTCTAATTGTGCCTTTTGGAATATTACCAAAAGTTCTATCAGGAAATAAAATTGATATTTCATTGTTCTCTCTAGTCTTAACACTAAAGATATCTCTAACACCTGATGCTAAATTATTATAAACTATATTGCTATTAACATCTTTAACCTTTGTCCATTCTTTTATAAGATTTCCTGTTGAACTTATATTTTGTACAAAGCAATCTGTGTTGTTAACATCAACAACATTAATGTCAAGTACATTGCTATCAATAGGATTGTCTATAACAAAATCTTGATATGACAAGTCACCTTGTTTAACACCAAAGAAGAAACCATTGTTAGCACTATTAATTCCTTTACCATCATTTTTAAAATACATTCCAAAGTTAGAAACTGGGTCTGGAGACTTTTCTTTAAATGTTAAATTAGTGTCGTCATAATCACTACTAATAATATTAAATGTTTTAGTAGCACCTGATGCAGTTCCGTCAACATCAAATTTAATTTGGTTTGGTGTATTATTTAAATCGTAAAAATCTGTTCTAATGTTATTAAGTACTACACTTTTATTTGGGCTACCATATTGATTACTATTTTGTAGTACTGCATTTATTATAGTAATAAAGTCATCTAAATTATTAACATCGTTAGTAACTTCATATTTAATTTCTGTTCCACCTAAACTTACTCCAGTACTACCAATAACTGCTTCGTTTGTTTTAACACCAACAACCTTCATTTCACCATACGCAGGCACATTACGTCTTGGTGAGTATCCTAAGAATTCAGCTAGTTTGAAAACTGATTCTTGCTTTTCTGCTGTTGTTAAAAAATTGTTTCTTGCATTAAGGTCTACTCTATATGCTAGGTTATGTCCAAATTGAGCTACTACATCAAGTAGTGATATAAATTCTGCTGATTCAATCCAGTCATTATAATTTTCTGGATATGTACTACGGACATAGTCAACCATTGCAGTTCTTATTGTATCATAATCAAATGCTTGAAAGTTAGCATTAACATAAGATTCGTAAACTACAGTATAGTCTTCTGCCGCAAATATTTTATTTTGTCTAGTTTGTTGTGCCATATTAAATCTCTGCGTTCTGTTCCCTATCAAACTTAATTTGCAAATCTATTGCCGTTGTAGTAGGTAGGTATGTTAAATTTACATTAACCGTAACATAATGTTCTTCTTGTATAACTCTAACATTTGTATCGTTAATTTGAAAACGAGGATCATAGCTTACTACAGCAAAAACTTCTTCTCTTATAGACTCAATAGTATCGTCGTCTAACGGTTCAAACACATACAAAGGTAGGTTGCAACCAAATGTTGGGTTGGTCCACTTCTCACCTTTACGTATATGAAAATGGTTTAACAAGTCACGTTTAGCTAGTTCAAGACCAGAAAGTCCCTTACTAGTATAAGCCTGTTCAACTGTTGTATATCCTATAATCTCGCTCATACAACTATTTATGCGATTTATTCTGTTAGTAGTTTATGATTGTGTAATTAGCTATTAACTTAATTGTTTTACTAATGATCTCTTTCTACTTTCAGAAAGATTTGGTAAAAATCTACTAGTTTCTGCATAATATACGTATTCAGCTTGAGCTTTTTGTATATCAGTTAACTGAAATGTACTATATTCTTTTAGTAGCTGTTGAATGCCTTGTTCTTTAATTAATGACCTATCTTTATATTGTCCATAGTCTGCTAACATTATTATTTTTGACTCAGCTTGTCTTTCAGTTCGTTTTGCTCCACCTAGTATCATTGCAGTACATAAGTGGTCCCATTTCTTTTCTTTAATAAAATCTAATATACGAAATTGTCTTTGAGCATTCCCTACATAATCAATAGTATTTGTAAACCAGTATAAACTTAATAGTCCATCATATTGACTTTGCGACAACGTATTAATTGGCAAAAGTTTTTTAAATCTTTTTTCTTTATCTTTAAAATATCCTATCCATATAGTATATGACGTGTCTTCAGTTAATCCATTGCTGTTTAAATCTGAAAGTGTAACATTGCTATAACCTATTCTCTCAATTCCATCAATTGTTTTTCTATATCCGTTCCAACCCATGGTTCTAATAATATAGTTCATAACATTGTCACTAGCCTCTAAATTCTTTACTAGTATTTCATCGTTAGCTGTAGTATTGCTGATAACTGAAAATAAACTAAAGTCTATTAAGTTCTTTTCGTTTATAATATTTGGAAAGTTAAATGTAGGCATTATGCAGTATTTCCTTTTCCAGATGTAAATGTTTCTTGTGTTCCTTCAACACCTAACCAAGGATGTTTTTCTGGTACTCTACTTGCAGTACTAACTTTAACATTTTGATTTTGTGTTTGATTTTGTATTGCTGTTTTTTTAGCTGGTGTAGGTTCTGGGCCATTCATATCTATTCTTGCACCTTTGATAATTTGATTACCTGCTACAGTTAAATTATAATTAACATCACTCTGTACATTTAAATCAACTGCACTATAAATATCAATACTACCAACACTTGTTTCTAATTTTAATCCATCGCCGCCTGAGCTTTTTATATTAACACCCATTTCTGCCTGCATATTAATACTACCTTTAGCATGGACATTATAGTCACCTTCAGTATGTACACTTACTCCACCTTTGCTGTACACATCAACTCTGCCTTGTTGATCCATTTCAAACCAAGCGTCACCGTTTTGTGTAGTAACAAAAATAAAACCTTTAGTATCTTCAAGTAGTATTTGAGCACCACCGTGTGTTCTTAATCTAATATTTTTACTGTCACCAGAACTATCACCGTCGTCCATTGTAAACGTATGCCCACCGCGTGTTGTTATACCAAACACTTTACTTGGACTTTCTCTTCTAGCACTACTTTGACTATGTCCTCTTACGTAATCTAAACTTAATCCTTGTTCATTTAATACTGCCTGAAACCATTCGTTTAATGGTTTAGTATCTGCATCATTTTGATCATATGGATTTTTTTCAACTGCCGCACCTAAACTTTTTTCTCCGTTAGCATAAACTTGTCCACTAGCATTGCCACCCATCATAGAGTTTCTGTCTTTGGCTATAAGACTTCCTACAACTATACCTTGTTCCAGACTACTTGTGTATGCAACTAATACGTTTGTTCCTACTTCTGGTGGTTGTGGCCAAAAGCCATAACTTACAGGTGCTTGTGATTCTTTAGTCTCATCATCACCGCTATCTTTAATTTGAGTATGTCCACCCATTGGTGTAGATAATAAACAAATTCTATCTGCATTAACTGGACCAAAGTCTGATATTCTAACTTTAATTCTACCAGTATGTAATGCGTCTGAGTTGTTTGTAACCTCACCTATATATACTCCACTAATATTATTAATATTAAAAGCAGAGCTTTGTCTTACATCTCTACTAACATTAACACCGTCGTTTTTAATAGCCATATTTAAAATCCTCCTGGGTTGCCACCATCACGTGGCAAATCTTTTGGTGGCGGTGGTGGTGCCATATTTCCTCCACTTAACTCAATTAAGTCATTTAGTATTAATGCTATATTAGCATTTGCATCTTTAATTCCTCTTAGAGTTTGAGTAAATTTTCCACTTTGAAATCTACTTTCTATACCAACTACTTTATATATTCCACTTGAAATTAAATCAACTGGTCCTCTAACTTGTCTTTCTATTAAGTCCTCTGAATTAGGATTATAAGTTAACAACGATATGAATAAACATTCTGTTGATGGTGGTGGTGAGATATCGTTTCCTTGTACATATGCCTGAAAAGAATTACCTTGCCAAAACGGATCACCTTTAATTTCCATAGTAAACTGAAAAGCATCCAGGGTTCTAAATGCAATAGCTTGAAGTCTTTGAGCATACAAGCCATCACTTCCATCAGTTTCACCTTTTTGTTGTTCCTCTAAACCCAAAGGTTGGTCTACATATGTAACTAAATCAATATAATCAGTCATAGTACCATAGCTGACTTGATCTAAATATGTAGTACTTTTGTCTATTTGTGGCCCATCTTTGCTTGGTGTAGTAGGAGTATATTGTTCTCTACCATCTGCATGATATATACCGTCTAATGGTATCCTAGCATTGACGTATAAGTTCTCTACATCAATACTATAGTTTAATACTTCAGTATTTAATCCAGAATACAAGTAACTATAAGATTTACATATAGTCATACTTCTTAGTCGTTGTTTTTGATATTTTGCTTTCCTTAAATTTTCTTTGTGTCGTTCTTCTAAAAGAGCAGGAGTATCTGGGCTACTGTGTACTTTAATTGTAAGTGTCAATAGTTTAGCTGGTTGAGAAGTTTTTTTACCTTTCTTGTGTGCTATATCGTCTGCTGGTAACTGAAAATCTATCTTTGGTTCAACGTGTATACTATAAACAATTCCAGTTTCTTCATAAACTTTTCTAACGTACGAAGAAAATGCTGGGCAGTTTGATTCTATTTTTTTCTTAATTACTGCACATAATGCAGATTTTGATTCAATAATAACTTCGCTTGAATCAATTTGTGGCCCATCCATAGATGTGTTAGATCCAGAGCCTTTTGCTGGGTTAGCTTTTGAACTCCATGGTTTTAATTTAAGAGCAAAATCTTTAATAGTTTTTTGACTTCTGGTATACTTACTTTGAATTCCAGTAATATCAGCACTAATATCAAAAACTATCTTTAATTCTTTTGGGGCTTTTAATCCCTTTTTCATTCCAATAGGACCAACTGACTGCAACGTTTCTGCTTCATTAAACTTTGCTTGTAAATTTGTAGCAAAGTCTTGTACTGTTTTAACCTCGGGTACTGTTATAGTAGTTGATGTGACTGCTTCAGTTTGTGCGTGTTTAATCATACTGAATGCAACAATATTGTACCTAGTTCCTTCTGGGCCTGTTTGGCTTCTTACCTGATTTATTTTTATAGGATAAAAAAATGTATTTGGGTACTTAACACTTCCACCAGTATCTGGATCTCTTCCTACAAATTCTAATTTCAATGCATAGTGTTGAGCAGGTAAACTGTTTGAATTTCCCAATATCTTTCCAGCTTTTAAAATTCTATCTAAAAAAGTAAACCCAAGTGGTTCTTGCAATTCAAATTGTATAATACCTGGTGTGGTATTACCATGTTCTAATCCAGGAATTACTGACTGTATCATAGCAAAGTTATCCATTGCAAATTCAGTAGTAACGCCAGTTTGCGATATTATAATAGCATCACCTTTGTTAACTGCCGCAGTATCGTCACCTTCTAGTTTGCTCGGATCATTAAATATTTTACTGTTAACAATATAGAAGGTCCATTTATATGTAGGACTATCAACTGTACTACACCAATTCTCTGAAGATAGATTAAAAAGTTTTCTGTCTCTTTGTTTTGCACCGGCTTGTAACTTTTTTCTATTTTCAAGTCTTTGTATAGCGTCGTTTCTATCTTTTTGTTCTGCGTCTCGTATAATTTTATCTTTATAAACTGGTTCTTTACCTTCTTCATCTTGTTCAAAAAACTTGCTACCATCTTCTGGTTTTGGTTCAAAATTAACTTCGTCAACAGGTTTTCCATTTGCTAGTGCTATTCCGTTTTCAACGTGTGCATCTGTGAAATTATTCTGTGGCCCTTCATGTTCAGTCATTGACTTCATAAGATTTTTTGTAAGAGCAGGATTATCTTTTAGGTTACCTAAATTAGCATCTGGATCAACACCTAAATCTTTTGCAACTTTTTGAACATATGCTTCAGTGTTGTTTTCATTATTTGGAGCCCACTTAGAAATAAGTTCCCTGGTTGTATTAAGTCCTTGTTTATTGTATGTGTAAAGATTTTTAGCCGCGGCTCTGTATCCATATTCTGGACTTGAAAAAGTTTCAAAACCTGCGTTATTACCAACTTTACCTTCCCAAGGAATATTTGTTGTTCTGATGTTAAGTGGATTATAATTTCTATAATTTAAGTTCATTATGAGAACCTTACTGGAACTTTTATTGTGACACCTTCTTTAAAATCTATAATTGGATCTTTTAATGCATCTTGATTAAACAATGCAAATACCCACCATAACTTTGAGTTACCATATAATTCATGTGCTAACAAGTCTGGTTTTTCATTATGTCTTAATTCTATTTTAACAGATTTAGTAGTAGTGTTAATAAGATCAATGTTATCAACATTTAAATCATCTAAATATTTACTACCTATTATGTCTGTATTTCTGTACAGGCTATCTGGTCTATATTCAGCCATTAAATAAATCCTCCATTGTTTCCACCTTTTAAAAGCTGTCCGCCAGCATAAGTTTGAATGTTAAATTGTTCTTTAACTTTCTTTGGAGGAAGCTGTGGAACTAAATCTATTGAAGCTAATAATAATGTAGGAACTGTAACTGACTGTTGATTTCCAATATCAACATCAACATAGTCACTATCTTCAACTAGTGTGTAGTTAAAGTTTCTCATTATCACTGGTACAGAACTTGCATGAATAATTCCGTAAGCACTAAATTTTAAAATAGGTGGTGGTGTTCCTGCTGTTTGCTGACGTTGTTCACCAAAGTCACTTTTAGTACAGGCTTTAAAAAAATGTATTGCCGCCGCAGTATGTTTTGCTTCGGCTACTGTATTTGAAGAAAACAATGCAGTAACGTTGATAGTAGGATTAGAAGTATTCATATAATAATTCTGTTGAGCTATCGATCCTTGAATATCATAAGCCCCGTAATTTGCATTATGTGAAAATTGAATAGTAGGTGTATAAGGAAATAAAACTCCGCCAATATCATTCAATGGTTTTAAAATACCAAAGTTCATAGAGAACGGTTTTCCTTTTTCTTTCATTACTAGTTTTACTTTATTTTGAACTGTCATTATTTTAGTCTATCCTCAATAAATGCAAATATGTTTTCATCATATTTTCCAAAGAACTGATTAAATGCTTTTACCTTTTCTTCTTTTTCAACGCCACTTGCCATAACTTTTCTAAAGTCACTTGCACTCATTCCGCCCTGCATAACTGGAGCAACATATACGTATCCTCGTTCATTTGCAGTAGGAACTAATTCGTTCATATCTTTTGGTAAGTCGTGTAAGAAACCTTTTCCTGTTTCTAGCCTTGATGCATCTTTTTGTCCATACACAAGAATAGTAGCAGTATTACTAGGGTCTTTGCCTACTGCTGACAAGTCTGGTCTGTATGGATTAGTCTTAACAATCTTATCTCCTGGTATTCCAAACATCTTGCTCATTATAGATGCCTTCTCATCAAACGTAAATGGATCTTCTCCATAGTTACCGCCTGCATGGGCTTTCTGAGCTTTTTGACTGAAAGTAGTGGCGATAAATACGTTATCAGCACCAAACTTACTTACTAGATGTTTGTAGACATCACGATGTCCTTGGTGCATAGGTTGGAACCTTCCACCATAAAAAACAGCTATATTGTCAACACTTTCTTTTAATATTTCGTTAATTAGCATATTACGACTCTCCGTTACTACTATTTATCAAATTAAAAAACCGGTTGACTTTGGGTACAGGTTCAACTATAATAAGCATATCAAAAGATAGAATTAAGAAATTCTAATTTCCCGAAAGAATATAATGATGAAACCAAAGAGACAGTTCTATTTAACAAATAAGGACTTATTAAAAGAAATACACAAAAGCAAGATGTCTTATTGTTGGACTAAAACTGATGATTTTTCTCATTTTGATATTATTGTTGATGATATCAAAAACCTTAAGAAAAGAACAGTATTAGCAGAAGCAAAACAAAACAGAGCAACAAGATTACAAAAACAAGCACATGAAGCTGAAGTGGGTAGATGGGAACAAGGATTAACTGGTAAAAAAACTAAACCAAGAGTAGCTGATTTTTTAGTAGATGTAAAAAGTATTAAAGATTCTGATGTTGTAGTTAGAGTTATGACTTTTGACCACGTTCCTTTAGAAAATAGAAAAAACAAACCAAAGACAGAAGCAGACCTTCACGCAAAGTGTAACTTTCCTCCATTCAAACATTATGCAAAAAATGATGATAAAGTTTGGGAAGAGGTAGGAAGATCACATTGGGAAGGTGGAGTAGACAATGGACACTTTAATGTTGGCCATGGAAAAACTAGTGACAATTTAGCTCGTATGTATATCAAGTTATGTGAAAGATATAGTATGCGTGGTAACTGGCGTGGTTATACATATGTAGACGAAATGCGAGGACAAGCATTATTGCAACTTGCACAAATTGGA